TGTTACTATTGTTAATGATAATATTTTATTAGGTATTCAAGATACTTCAGAAGGAAATTATTTAGATCGTTTTCATGGAGCAGATGGTTATATGCACTATGCTAAATTTGCTAATGTAGAAGGTTTAACTGAAGAAATGGTTAAAGAAAAAATAACATCAACTATTAGAAATAATGCAAAATGGTTAATGTCCGCTGATGGTACTGGTGCTGTTTTGTATGCTGAATTTGCAGATGGAACAAGACCCATTACAAATGCTAAAGGTCAAAAAATAGAAACTTCATTTTTAAATCCAAGTTCTACATATCCTATTACTGGAGATGAATTACCTCTTATTGAATATGTTGATCCTTATGGTGAGATTAATTTAGGAGAAGAAAATATGTCTGTTCCTAATGGGGTTGTTCCACAAAGTGTATCTTCTGTTATTGGTAATGTTTTTGTTTCAACAGCTAATGCTGATGAATTTGTTGAATTTGAAAATGTAGATGTAGTAGAAATAGCAAATTATGAAGGTAATAAATTAGAAGGATATGTTCCAGATGCAAAAGGTTCTAAATCTGGAGTTACGATTGCTTCTGGTTTAGATTTGGGTGCTAGAAGTGTGAATGATTTAAAAGGTTTACCAGAAAACATTATAACAAAACTTAAACCATTTTTAGGTTTAACAGGTGATAAAGCAGTTGCTAGAGCTAAAGAATTAAATATTACAGAGGAAGAAGCGAAAATTATTAATACATTTGCACACAAACAATCATTAACTAAATTAAAAAAGAAATGGGAAAAAGATTCCGGACAATCTTTTGATTTACTTTCTAAAGAACAAGCTACAGTATTAGCTTCTGTTGCTTTTCAATATGGTAATTTAAAAACAGAAACTCCAACTTTTTATAAACTTGCTTTAGCAGGAGATTGGCAAGGTGTATATGAAGAACTTATAGATTTTGGCGACAACTACCCTACAAGAAGAAAAAAAGAAGCTGCGTATCTTAAAAAATATTTAGATAATAATTAATTATGATTAATAATCTTGGACTAGGAACATTTGAAACTTCAGAAGAAACACTAGGCACAGCATATAATAATACTAAAACTGGTTTTTTTGAAGCTGCTGGTGCTACATTTTATAACGCATGGAATTATAACCCTACTTCCTCTGTGTTTAGAGTTAAAGAACAAATACAAGCATACCAATCAAGCAATACTTATCTTAACAGAGATGAATTAAATAAACAGTATGGTCATCTAGGTTTAGTTTTCGAAAAAGATACTAGAGAAGGTGTTGTGGATTATTTAGTTAAAAGAAAAGAAATAGAAAAAGAAAGACAAAACATTATCAGTAGAGGACCAGATGGTAAATTAGCTAAAAGTTTTTTCTTTTTAGAATCTCTTGCTACAAGTTTTGTAGACCCTATTAATATTGCGGCATCTTTTGTTCCGGTAGTTGGACAAGCAAGATTTGCAAACATGGTGGCTCGTTCTGGTAAAACTTTAGCTAGAATGAAAAGAGGTTTTGTTGAAGGTCTTGTAGGTAACACCGCTGTTGAACCTCTTGTTTATGGTGTGGCAAAATCAGAACAAGCAGACTATACAGGCTATGATGCTTTTTTTAATATTGCAGCTGGTGGTTTTCTTGGTTCTACATTTCATGTTGGTATTGGCAGACTAGGTGATTACATTGCAGATGTAAGAGGTAAACCAAATATATATCAAAAATTAGCTGCTATCTCTCCAGAAAATCAAACAGCTTTATTAAAACATTCTATTGGTCGTGTTCTTAATGGAGAAAAAGTAGATACAGGAAATATTATTGTTGAAAAAACTAGAATTGGAGATGACCAATTAAATAAATTAGATGGTCAAATTAAAGAATTTAGAACTTTATATCAAGATTCTTTAAACAATGGTGATAGAAAATCTGCAAAAATTTATTTACAAAATATGCGAAACTTACAAAAAACAGAAAGAGAAATTTTTGAAGCAAAGAAAAAAGCTAATGATAATGCTAGACTACAAACTGAACGTGATCTTAAATTAAGAGGTTCATCAGAAACTTTAATAGAACAAGATGTGAGTGTTATAGAAAAAAATACCGCTGAATTAGAATTGGAAGCAGACAATTTAAAATTAAGAAATGAGTTTCACCAGAAACAACTTGATATTAAAGATGAAGATTTAACTCCAGAAATTATACAAGATAGAGCTGAAATATCTAAAATTGATGAATCTATAAAAAACAAAACTACAATAAGAGATGCAATTAAAGCAGGAACTAATTGTACTAAAAGGAATAGTTAATGGTAACAATCAAAACAATATCTAAATGTTTTAAAGAAGTTAAAAGACTAACTGGTGATTTGCTATCTGATAGTCAAGTTAATCAAATATTAGATGAAGCTAAAATTAAACTTAATGAAAACTCATACCAACAACAACAAGGTAAAACAGATGAGATATTAGCACAAGAAATTATTAATAATTTTGAATACGAGCAAGCTCTTAAAAAAAGAAATTTAGCAGAAAATAATATTAAAGCATTAGACACTTATCAAAAAATTGTTGATGCTGTAGATACATCTGAAGGAAGAATGAACGCAGTAGAAGGTGTATCAGCAATATTAGTTGGTGTACAAAAATTTTCTAAAATTACTAGAGATTCTATTGGTGCAAAACAAGACACAATAGAATTTGTTGAAGTTAAAAGGTTAATATCTGAAATAGATAAATTAGGAGACAATGCTTGGAGAGACTTTAGTGAAGGTCAAATGGATATAGAAATTATGCAAGAAATGGTTGGTATTACAACAGGAGTAAAACAAGCTAAAGACATTGCTATGATTTTAAAAAAATACCAAAATAGTTGGAGAAATAGATTAAATGATTTAGGTGCTAACATAGGTTTGTTAGATGATTGGATTACTCGAACTACACACAACACAGAAAAAATGGCAAATGCTAGTAAAATTTCTAAACTTGTTGGAGACAATAGAACAGCTTGGGTAGAATTTACAAAAGGTAGATTAGATATACCAAGAACATTTTCTAATGTAAGCGACCCTGCTGAAATTGATAATATTTTAGGTGATATATATGACAGCTTAATGACGGGAGATCATTTAAAACATGGTGGTACAAATAGTATTTATGGCACAAGAAATGTAACTAATAGATTAAATTCATCAAGAGTTTTACATTTTAAAGATGTACAGGCTAGACAAGAATACAATGTTGCATTTGGCGAACCTTCTTTAAAAGAAAGTGTAATGGGTGTGTTAAGTAATAGTGCAAGAAATATTGCCATTATGCAATAATTAGGAACAAATCCTAGAGATACATTTGATAAAATTTTAGCTTTGTTAAGAAAAAAATATAAAAAAGAAGATTCTAAAATTACTAAACAATTAAATTTTAAAACTTTTGAAAATCAATTTAAAGAAATAGATGGAAGTATTAATGCTATTGGTAATCAAACTTTAGCTAATGTAGCAATGGGTGTAAGAACATTACAAAATACAGGTAAATTAGGTTTAGCTACTATCACATCATTTGGTGATTTAGCACAATACATGGGAACAACTAACTTTCAAGGTAGAGGATTATTAACTGGATTGTTTGAAGCTATGAATGGATTGTTTCAAAATAATGATAGAGCTGCAATGGAAGTATTAGAAACAACAAGTAATTCTATTCATTCTTTTATGGGAAATAAATATGGTGCTGCTAATGACACTTGGGGTAAAATGGGAAAATTACAAAATACATTTTTTAAATGGAATAGTTTAAATGGTTGGATTGCAAGTTTAAAAAGTTCTATGGCAGTAGGACTTTCAAGACATTATGGAATGTTAAATGAATTGAAGTTTTCTGACTTAAGTATAAGAGAAAGAAATTTTTTAACATTATATGGTATTGATGATGGTAAATGGAATATGCTTCGTTCTATTAAAACTTTAGATTCTCAAGGTAAAAAATACATGACAGCAGAGGGTGTTGATGAATTATCTGATAATGTTATTACTGCTTATGTAGGTAAAAAATTAAGTCAAAGAGAAATAAGAAACTTTAAACAGGATTTACAAATTACATGGAGAAATGTTTTAGTGGATCAAACTATGCATGGAACACCAGAACCAGATGCAGCTATTAGAGCTATTACTAATCAAGGTTTAGAAAAAGGTACTCCAATGGGAGAAACAATTAGATTTGTTATGCAATTTAAAAGTTTTCCTATTAGTATATGGAAAAAAATTATTGGTAGAGAATTATATTCTTATGGACCAGATGATTCAAAATTAGCAAGAGTATCTGGTTTAGCAAGTTTGTTAATGTTAAGTACATTTTGGGGTTATATAGCTATGAGTGCAAAAGATATGCTTAAAGGCAGATCGCCAAGAGACCCAAATAAACTCTCTACTCTAGGACAAGCATTTGCACAAGGTGGCGGTGCTGGTATTTATGGTGATTTTTTAATTAATGAATTGCAAAATGAGTATGGTAATGGTATTTTTGAAACTGCTTTAGGACCAACAGCTTCTGATATAGATAAAATTATTAATATAGGTCAAAGTTTAAATGATCCAAAAAAGGCAGGTAAAAAATTTTTACAATTAGCAGAAGGTAATGTACCTTTTTTAAACTTGTATTATACCAAAACAGCATACGATTATTTAATTGGTTATCAAGTTAAGGAATATTTAGACCCCGGATATTTTAGAAGAATGAGAGATAAACATGAAGAACAAAGAGGTCAAAGTTATTATTTAAAACCGTAGACAAAAGGCATATAATTCAATATAGAGAAACACTATGACAGTATCAAGCACAACAGTAAAAAATAGTTATTCGGGGGATGGTAGTCAAACTACTTTTGTTTATGGCTACAAGATATTTGCTGATTCAGATATTAAAGTTATCATACGATCTGCAACAGGAACAGAAACAGTTAAAACAATAACAACTCATTACACAGTAACAGGA